GTACTTGTTGTTCTACTTGTGTTCCTAATTTACGTCCTTCTTCTGAATAACCTTTTAGCCAATCCTGTGAAAGAGGAGAAGACACGTTATCTTTTGTAGAAACATCTTTATGTGTTTCCATACCTTTGTAAAAGTTGTAGTTTTTATAAAAATCAGGGAGAGGATTAGCACCACTAGGTATAGAACTATACATCTCTTGAGTTTTATTTAGATTATCTGTATTTAGTGCTTGAGCTACTATAGACATGTTACCTTATCTCTTAACATTTTTAATTTTCGTAAACAATTAATAGAACCTTGTGATTTATGTAACAGTACTATATCGTCTGTCTGTTCCATAAGTGTATGATGCATTTGAATTTCATAATCAATATAATTATTGAAGTGGTCCAGTAGTTCCTTGTTGTTGACCAGTGGCTTGAGGCGAATCAGCAACTGGTTGTGATGTTCGTGGTTGTACATTTCCTGCAAATCCTTGTTCTTGTGGTAGTGGAACTTGTCCTGTACCTATTGTTCCTCCACCTGCTCCTGTCATATCCATTGGGTTAGCACCTGCAGGAGCTTGGGGTTGTCCTTCTTGTGGCTGTGGTTGTTGAAAATCTTTCATTAATTCTGCTTGTATACCTGCTTCTCTTAGATCATTAGTAACTTTATCAGGATCAAGATCAAGAGCTTTAGCTATCTCTCTTATAATATAATCGAACTTAGCAAAAGGTGCAAGTGCAGGATTAGAAGCAACCTGCATAAACTGCATAAGTCTTTGGCTGCGTACTTCATTAGCCATTAAGCTTTCTGTTCCTCTAGCCTTAACTTCCAGATCTCCTCTAATCGTTGGATCAAAATCGAACTGCATGTTAAATCTAAATAAACCTTCTCCTAATGGTCTAAGTAAATAGTCATCTACATTTTTAATAACATTCTTAATACTTCCAGAAGCTGCGTTCATAAGCATAGACATACCTGATGCAGTTCTACCTACACCCTGTACTCCTGTTTGCCCATGAGCAAAACTAGGAAAGCCTGTACTCTCATCTGCTAGTACTCGTGCTTTATCAAATAACTGTAGGTTCTCTCCTGCAATGTTTGGAAACTTTGTGCCAAAGATAGCTTGCCCTGGAGCACCTCCCTGTCTTCTAAATACTTTCCCTGGATATACCGATAGGTCTTGCCCTGGAACTAGATTAGTTTCATCTACCTCTATAAGTAAATTACCAGACAACACAGCGTTATCTACAGCCATACGCATAAACCCATTCATTAGAGTTTGAGTATCGTCCATGTTTTCTGCTATACCAACACCAAAGAAAGAGTAAGGATTAAGTTCATACGGTGCAGCCATATAAGGTATTCTTGAAGGCTTAAATGGATTGAGTACCATACGCAACAATTTACCATTACATATCCATACATTTACAGATACTTCTTCTAGGTCTGCAAGTTCGTTTGGTATTTCTACATTTTCTGCTTTAAGCATTTCAACATCACAAGTACCCCAGTATTCAAGTACTTCATATCTATCTATGCTATGCTCTGGTGCGTAATCGGATAGATCATCTTCCCAATAATCTTTGGTATAGTTTTCTCCGTCCGCTATAGCTTCCTCAATAACATTATCTCTAAAGTAAGGTCTTTTCTTTAAAGCACGTAGTTGTGATCGTGATAGCTTATGCTTCTCTATAACATACTGTGCTTCGTCCATATTATTTGCGTCAGGGTCTGGATAAAAATTCCATACCGATACATGGGAAACTTGTGGTACAGTTTTAATAGTAGGATCATATTCACCTTCATCCGTCCAATTAGGATATTCTTTATCAACAGCAAATGGTCCTTTCATTACACCAGTACCAAATAGAGCCATTTCAAATGCTGTACTTCTTAAATGTTTATTAGCACTAGACTCTTGTAGCTGATCCTGTATCTTCTTCTCCATGCCCTTTGCTGCTATCATGGCAGGACTAAATGTAATGGCACTAGGAGTTTTACCTGTGCCTTCTTTTACCCCATCTATACCGTCAAATTTTCCCTCTATAGGACCAAGTAATAATGAGTTTTGTGTAGCACCTGCAGGTAAATCTTTACCATCTCCTGCAAAGCCATAAGGACTTTCAGATTCTTCTTTATTACGTAACTGCGGTGGTTCTTTAGGATCAAAGTTAACATTCTCTAATACACCTTCTGGCAGTTTGGTAGGTTCAATAGTTAAGGGGAATTTGTTTGCTGCAAATAGTACATCTACAATTTGTCCGTAAGCTGCGAGTGTTTTTGTTTTAGTAACCTTAATAAATACTCTTGATTTTTCTGCTTCGGTAAACTGAACATCCGAGCCATATATACCTCTATAGTTTCGGTACGCTCTAAGCCATCGTTGTTCATCTTGTTCTCTGTAGTCATCTGCTCTTTTATATCGTTCCTTTATAAAGGGAATAATATTATCTGCTGTCTGATCATCTAGGATAGAATTAGTACTATCGTCTAACGATGCTGCATTTTCTTCTATAAAAATTTCATCTTCTTCTGCCATATAACTTCCTTAATATCCAAATGTTGCATCTGCAACTGGCATACGACTTGTTGGATTTGCATTAGGGTCGTAATCAAATATACTAAAACGTGGTCTTGACATTATACCATATCTTAATGCATCATACAAGTGGTCTTCTGAGTGTGTATCAATATCTTCAGGATTTTTCTTGTCAATAGGTAATGCAGGTAATTGTGCAATTAAGTTATGACAGTTACTAAAGAATACTAATCTTGGTTCTTCGGTGAACTCATCAACTTGTAATCGTCTATGTAACTCATTCTTTCCTGAAACTCTTGAGCCTTTGCTGCGATCTGACGGTCTAAAGCGGCAACCTCGTTGTACCATCTGTTCTGCCAGAGATGGACCAGTATCCCCACGTTTGTGCCAAAGGCTACTGTCCAACACACCATACCGAATATTTCCATCGCCTGCTTCCAGATCCAGTATCATATCAGCTAAATCTGTAGCTAATACTTTTGATACGTATAGTTCCCTGTATACAATTAATTGTTCACTAGGAGCTACTGCTATCCAGACTACCGCAGAATAACTTCCATATCCGTAGTCACATGCCCTAAACTTTACCCAGTTATTTGGTATGTTATGTGGGTCAATAACATGTATCTTTCTATCGAACTCTGTAAAGGCTGCGCCTTCTTTAATATCCCAATCACCTTCTAGTAACTGTCTTCTTTGTTGTTCTGGTAGTGAAAGAAGCATTGCTTCGTAGTCACCAGATTTAGAAAGGTATGGGTTATCTGTTAGTCTTGCAGGTATAAACCGTCTTTTAAATAATGCCTTGCCTGCTTTTTCGTGTCCTGATGGATACTTTAATTCTTCTCCTGTCTCTATATCTGTAGCATTAAATGCTGTATTATAAGCGGCAGGATCAATAAACATCTTCTTAACCCAGTGATGTCCTCTACCTCCAGGGTTAGTAGTGGCTCTCATATATACTGGAAGTTCAGGATCGGTAGATCGTAATCGTGATCTCATGTAGTTCCAAGCAAACGGAGTAGCCCACTGTGTAAGTTCGTCAAACCCTATCCAACTAAATGCTAAACCTTGGTAGCGTAGCACATCGTCTTCCCTGTCTAGGTATGACATCCAGAGTTTTGCGCCAGAGGGTGCAGTCCACTGCATCTTTCTTTCTGACCACTTTATACCCTTCCATATTTTAGGATATAACTCTTGACTTTTATATATTAGTTCTCTGAGTTCTTCTGTAGTGTGTCTGAGCAGAAGACCACTGAAGTTAGGATTACCCATATACCTAAGAGGATCAGCCAACATAGCATAAGACTTACCACCACCTGCAGAGCCTCCATAGAGAACTTCTCTTTCGGAAGCGGCAAGAAAATCTGTCTGAGGTCCGTCATTAGGTTTGAATATAACATTACGTGTTTCTTCTACTCTAAGTGGTTGTGCCTCTACTTTAGGCGGTAGCGACTTTTCTTCTTGCGCCTGTTCTTTGGCTTTCAATTTTTTCCGCTTTGGCGATTGCCTTTTTCGCATAGTCTGCCCAGTTGCGGAGGCTTGTAGCTTGCTTCTTGTGTCTTCGCTCATTCGTTAATCGTTTCATTAAACCTACGTGGGATATAGATCTGCCTGTGTTTGTACTTAACCAGTTGGCTACCTCTCTATAAGAATATTGGCTTAGATATTTCTTAGCTTGCTGTAATTTGTTTAACTCGTCTGGAATAGGATCTAGTATATCAGGATCTTCTTCATTGGCTTTATAACCAAAAGGAACTGTACGTGCTACTCTAGGTATTGGCAGCCATTCATTTTCTTCTTGTACATCTACTGGTTGTGGTAGCTTAAAGCGTCCTAATGATCTATTCATCTTCTTCTTGTTTCTTAGGTGGCATTAACATTACCCCACCTGTAGATTCTACTTGCA